TTGCTAGCTTTACGACCAAATAAAGAAAAAGGTAGTTCGATATATGAAAAGCGTGTGTTAGATTATGGAATTATGTTAACAGGTATTGAACAGAAGTTGGAATTGATAAGTGATACATCTGATTATATGTTGCAGCATGTTACACATGATGGATCAACTAAGCGGTACTACGAAACCATTCCAGATATTTTCTTAATTAGACAAATGATTTCATTTGAGATTAAGAAGCATAAAAACTTTGACGCAGTTTCGGCATTTATATTAATGCCGCTAGTTGTGAAAGAGTTGGAACACAAAATAATTCAAGAGATAGAAAAAAAATCAAAACACAATCCAATGGCTGTACTGTCTATGAATACTAATATTTTTAAGACAGAGGATACGCATCGAAGGATTGAAAAATTTAAACAGCAATATGAACAGTTTGCGAACAGAATTGATTGAAAACGGGATTGATAAAATTGTACAAGGTATTGATAAGGTAGCTGAGGTTATTGTCTCAACTATGGGTGGCTCTGGTAAAAATGTAATTATTCGAAATAGTAAATCTACAGTATTTACAAAAGATGGTGTATCTGTAGCGTCTAGTTTAAATTTAAAAGATCCTATTGAGAATATAGGTGCAAATTTAATAATTGAGGCTGCCAATAAAACTGTACATCAATGCGGTGACGGTACAACAACTACTACATTATTTGCGCATTCGCTGTTGAAAGAACTTTTAAAGTTAAACGTATCTACTGAAACAATACTAGATGAATTGGATGAATTTTTAGTCGAATATGAGTCATTGTTAAGAAATCAATCAAAAAAGATTGAGAATATTCAGGACATATATAATATCGCATTGACATCTGGAAAGTCAGCTGCTATTGCCAGATTACTTAAAGAGATTTACCAGAAGACTGGTAATGATGCCAATGTGTCGCTTGAAATGTCTAAAGAGTCTGATTCTACATATTATGAACTTGTAAATGGTTTAAATTTTGAATCGGGTATGATTAACTCAAGATTTGCTAATGAAGATAATGGTAACTGTGTATACGAAAATGCGTATATAATGTTAGAAAACGATGTGGTATCCAAGCCTATTGAGTATAAGGAATTATTTGATAAATTCTTGAATGATGATGAGCCTCTTGTAATAATTGCTCCGGGATTTTCAGACTTGTTTATTAGATTTGCGTTAACTGCTAAATCCAATAATGGTCTTAAAATATGTCTCATAACATCTCCCGGTTACGGGTCATCGATTAAAGAGAATTATAGAGATATTGCAACGTTTAGTAATAACGGGTATATTGATAAAATTGTAATCACTAATTATGATTTCACAATATTTAATCAACCTGATCTTAATAAGATTAATAAACGTACCGAACAGTTGCGTAAAATGATTGATAACGCGCATGAAGAGCTGTTTGTTAAAGATTACGAAAAACGAATTATAGCCCTTAATCAGTTAGGTGCTGTAATTTATGTGGGTGGTCAAACAGCAACTACTGCTAAAGAGGAATATGATCGTATTGAAGATGCTCTTGGAGCTGTTAAGATGTCGATTAAAGGTGGTTATGTAAAAGGTGCTGGTAGTGAATTGTATCAAATATCAAATGCTCTTTCTACGCACTATAATTGTTATGATGCGTTTATTAATACGCTTAAGCTACCATTTGTAATTATAATGAGAAATGCAAATATATCCAGAGAACTTAAGCATGATATACCTTATAATGTTAAGTTAAAACAATATGATGAATCGATCTCAGATTCTACTGAAATTTTAATAACATCCATGAAAAATGCTATAGCTATGGTTAAACTTTTAGTAAATACATCATTTACTATTTACAATGAAGAATATTAATAAATCTGAAAAAACTTATTCTAAGAGAAAGCGGGCTAAATTAGTACCGCATGATCGTTTGAAAACTAAATATAAGCGGTACGAATTAATTGAACCACCTGATGACATAGATCTTAAAAAATATGACAGAAACACAATCGAAGAAGATTGGTAAAACCAATCCTGTATTTTCATTAAAAGTTTCCGAAAACGAAAAATTTGCAAACGATAATGAATGGTTTAAAAATTACATGTTATATGTAATACCGAATGAGAGCGCAGTTATTCCAGAATTTGACATGATGAAAACATCTTATGAAATTGTTAATAATAATCTGGAAGGTTATCGTGATAAGCTTAAACAATTCTGCGCACCGCTTGGTGAAGATATTGGCCAAATTGAAGAAGAAGTTGTACCGTATCCCGAACTTTATAATAAAATAAATGTATTAAAGGGTGAAATGCTTAAGCGAGGTGATACGTTTAAAATAGTATTATTAACTATGAAAGCTATTAAAGAAAAGAATCAAGCATTGTATGAGGCTATTAAATCTTCAGTTGATGAAAAACTTGCAATAATGTTAGAGGCTCATAAGAGTCGAATGGAAGGTATGAATGATCAGCAGGTTCAAGAGTATATTGAACAACTTCGTACTCAAGAAGAGCCTGAAGATATCTTAAATAAAAACTGGCAGAGTGAAATGGAAATATTTTATTCAAAAGCTTTAAAGTACTGTTACTTTGATCAAGAGATTAAGCAGAAAAAACTTGAAACTTTTGAAGATGTTATTACTGTTGATAGATGCTTTATATATTCTGGATGGAAGAATGGGAAACCTTATTTAGAAATACGAAACCCATTGTTTTGCGGATTTCATAAATCACCCAATGAGCCATACATTCATAAAGGTGATTATTTTTGGTATAGGAAAGCGATAACACCTGCAGATGTATTTAACAATTATAATCTTACACAAGAAGAGTTAAACAGTTTAGGATTAAATACCTATACAACTGCTATTACAGATCGTAGGCATGCTGTTGGCAAAACTGCAAAGCCTGTATTTGATCATACCAATCAAGAATTGTTAATGGCATCTGATGAAACTGTTGTACATAATAAGAATATAGGTACACACCAGAGCGAAGCTAAGGCGCTAAAACGTCAGAGTGATTTAGTATGGGAAACACACTTTGAGTTTAAAGCTTTTAAAGAGATTATATTGTTGTCGTATGTTGATGAATACAATGAAGAAGTTGTAACAGTAATGCCTTTAAACTTTAAAGATAATATTCCTAAAGAGGCTGTTAAAGAAATGTTCACAAATAGATACGGTATTAAATCAGAAAGACTTGTATGGTTTGATAAACTTACGGGTACTGAGTATAAAGCCGAATCATTATGGGTTCCTCGTAAATATGAAATTATTCGTTTAGGTAATAATGTATTTCCAGTTTGCAGAGAAGTTCCCCATCAGTATACAAATATCGATGATCCATTTAATAGTTTCACTCTTTCCACTAAGGGTGCTGTATTTAGCGCTAGAAATGCTAAATCGGTGTCTATACTTCAAAGAGCGCTTGCTCCTTATTTTCAATATATATATGTAAAGCTTATTCAAAATAGAGAGTTTTCAAAGTATTTAGGTTCTACACTTGATATTGATACTGATCAAATACCAGATGATCTTGGTAAAGATTTCTTTGGTAATGATATTAGAGACAAGTTTATGACTTGGTATGCTTATTTAAAGAAAACAGGTATTAACTTTTATTCAGGTAGTCAAACATCTATTGGTGGATTACCGCCCAGTACAAGATCACCGGGTTCAAAAGCTAATAACTTTGAAAACGCGATGCACTTATTTAACTTGCAACAATTGCTTGAACTTATTAAACGTGAAATAGGTTTTGCAATGGGGATTACTCCTCAACGTGAAGGTAGTTTTGAGCAACGTAGTAATGTTTCAGATAATCAGCAAGCGATTATGCAATCATATAATATTACTGAGCCTTATTTCTTCTTACATAACCAAATATGGAAAGAAGCTATAAATGATTGGTTGGTTAATTTTAGAGTGCACTGTAATAATATTTTTAAAGCTAATCCCAAACTTAAAGAACATTCGTTTTATTATATTCTACCCGATGGTACTGAAGAGTTATTGCGTGTCACACCTGATAGTTTAACGCATACATCTATTGGATTGTTTGTAGCAGATAGTGCTCAAGAACAGAGATATATTGATTTCATGTTAAATGCTTCTCAAGCTTTTGCACAGAATGCTGGTGAGGGTATGGCTACAATGTCTAACTTAATTAAGCTTATTACTAGTGGCGCAAGTCCTGAGGAAATTCACAAAGCTATTTTAATTGAAGAAAAACGTCAACAAGATCGTCAAGCTCAAATTCAGAAGATGCAAGCTGAGCAAGAACAGAAAGCTATTCAGTTGCAACGTGAAGCACGTGAAGATATTCAAGCTCATGAGATTGAAAAGATTGTTACAAAAGCTGATCAAGATCGCACAACTAAGATCATGACTGAAACTATTAAAGCTCAGAGTTGGACTGAAGAAAAAGATGCTGATAATGATGGTAAACCTGATCTGTTAGAAATTGCCGATCACTATTTAGATCAACGCAAATTGGATTTAGAAGTTGAAAAGTTTGAGCATCAGAAGGAAGTAGATGCCGAAAAAATCAAAATTGATAGGAAAAAAGCTAATCAACCAAAAAGTTCAAAAAAATAATTTTAAGAATGTTGTTATAAAACTTAACTTTTTTCAATATTTACTGTAATTAAAAAAAGTAAATTCAATAAAAAACTTAACTTTGTATGGAATTAAACAGCTTACCAGTATTTACACTCCCTATTGAGGATGTGGATCTGGAAACCGCGGGTCAAGAAAACGATCCCGTAGACAACGAAAAAGTCGACTCAAGTGATCAAGCTCCTGAATATTCAGAAGAGTCAGATCCATTAGCTGTGCAGACTTATAATCACTTATTAGAAAAAGGTATATTAGTTGAAGATGATTCTTCAGCATTTGATGGTACATGGGAAAAACTTTCAGAATCATTAGAAAGTCTTCCCCAAAGAGTATTAAACTCATTAGTAAATGAAGCTCCTGATATTTCGAAGCAAATTGTTAAATGGGCATTTTCATCTGAAAATCTTACTGTTGACGATTTTAAAACATTTGCTAAAACTTATTTAGAAGAACTTTCAGAAACAGATTCGGATATTGAAACTATGGATGAGGCTCGCGCTTATCTTGAAGAAGTATATAAAGAGCGAGGTCTTAAACCATCTGCTATTAAAGCTGCGTTAAATGCTTTAGAAGAGGATGATGAATTACTTGATGAAGCAAAATCTGAAAAATCAAAACAGTTATCTACTAAATTTTCTAAAACTACAGATATTATTAAACAAAATGAAACTGCTGAACAAGAACGTATCCAACGACAGCAGACATTTGTATCTGAAGTTTCTAAAGCATTAGACAATACTGGATGGTCAACATCTAAAATTGAAGGTGTTAAAAAAGTAATGTCTAATAATAATATAGGTGTGATACTTCAAAATATCTCACAAAGTCCACAAGCTCTTGTTAAGTTAGCTGATTTCTTATCATACTATGACGAGAAAAATAAAGATATTGATTATAGTAAGTTCATGTTAAAAGCTGAAACTAAAGAAGCTCGTGATTTTAAAACCAAAGTTGAATTAGCCGCAAATACGCCAAATTCTAATACAAAATCTACATTAAAAAATCCAAACAAGGACGACGACGATGAACTCGTTCCAGTCCTAAAACTTAGTTAAAAATTAGTATGGAAAGAAAAACAGCATTACAAACTGTTGAACGTCACGCATGGGGTGGTAGTTATTTTGACTCATACACCCACGCTGCAATGTTTAAGCGCTACAAACCGCATAATTTCGGTGTACGCACTTCACAATTGTTTAGCTCTAAATTAGGGTCACATCTTATTAATAAGAAATTTACTTACATGACCATTGCTAAAAACAATGTTTATGTTCTTCCGGCTGGTACGGATGATTATGAATGGTTTTTAATGGGTGACGCTGATGTGGATTTCCGCATCACTGAATTACTGGTGGCTGCAAATGCTCAACCCGGTAAAGCAGGTTTACCTTTTAAAATTGCTTTAGATCGCGACTGGCTTCATGAGCCTGCTGTGATTAAACTTGAAGGTTCAGATTTACCGTTGCTTCGTATCCTTGGTCAACCTGTTCAACGTTCTGTAAACTCTTTCGAGTATGAAGTTGAACTTCAAACTGGCGATCCGAATGCATGGATTCCGTTGGAATACCTTCAGCCCGGTATGCGCGCTATTCGCGTAAGTACGTTAGTATCTGACGAACTTAACTATAAATACGCACCGGATCAGTATGGTGAAATGTTTAAACTCCAATCATGGTGTTCAAACTATGCCAACAAAGCTGAGTTTACTGATAAGTTTATTCGTACTGAGATCGCTTGCCGTAAGGAAGGCCGCTCGTTGCCGAATATGTCTTATAGCGTAGGTGGTGCATCTTATTCGGATGGTGCTGTTGGCTCTGGTTACGTATATCAACAAGATTTTGCAACCAAATCTAATGAAACTATTGAAAAAGGTGTGTTCATTTCGAAGATCGAAGCTCGTCTTATAGATCGTACTGAGATGGACAGAGAGCTGGCTATGGAATGGGGTCAACTCCAAAAAACCGTAGACCGTGACAGTGGTCGTGCTATCAAAGCTGCTCCGGGTTGGAGACAGATCGTTAAAGATGGTCACTACAAAGAGCATAACGGTACGCTTAGCTTGAGCGATATTTATGAGTATTTGATGCAAATCTTTATCACTCGTAAAACGTTCTCTGATCGTCACATTGTGATTGCTTCCGGTGAAGCTGGTGTAGAATTCCTTAGCCGCTTGATTGCTGCTGAAGCTAGCCAGTTCCAGTATATTGACACCTTGTTTACGCAGAAGCGTACTGATCCGCAAGGCTACCACTCGAACGAGTTGGAGTATGGCGCTCAGTTCACCAAGATCAAGATGACCAATGGTGTGATTGTTGAGATTGTTTACGATCCTATCAAAGATGACCGTAAACTTTTCCCGACGCTTGCTCCGGGTTCAAATCGTACGCTTGAATCATTTGCTATGGATATTTTCGACTTTGGTACTACCGAGCAGAAAGCTCGCGATGCTGCCAGAGATGAGAACATCACGATGGTTATGCAAGATGGTGTAGAATCGTACTTTACTGTATGTAACGTAT